TCATTAATACCTTCCATCCGCCTTTAGCTTCAGCAAGTGTTTTTTGTACTTCAAGTAAAGTAGCTTTAATTTGGTCCATATCACTAACCAATTTATCCATGTCAGCTTGTAGATGTTTAATCTCAGCTTCATGTGTTGCTAGTTCGCGTTCTGTACTCATTTGCAATTCCACCTTTTTAACGAAGCAGCTTTACGAGTTGGTCTACCTTTTTCGTCTTTCATAGGACCAGGCATTCCAGACATACGCGCACAAAATGATCTCTTACGAGGTCCACCTTGTGGTTGAGGTGCCTTTAAGTTTGAACCTGTAGCTGCATTATATTTAGCACGACCTTTAGCGGTAAGACCTGCGCCTTTAGACACAGGGAGCTTCTCACCACGTCCGACTGCTAATGATACGCCTTTTTTAGCCATAGAATACTGTTACAGTTGCGTCAGTAATTGCGCCATAAATAGAAGTATCAAATCTAATACCTTCACCTGGAATGACGACATTAATAGCACCATTAGTAGTTGCAGGAGCAGTAAATGAAAAACGTGTCGTACCGCCTGATCCACCGTCTTTTAGTACCACAGAACCTGTACCAGCTGTATAAGAGATAACTAAACCTTTAAGTCTAGTGGCATATCCTATTGATCCAGTATTGGCTAATGTTGAAGCCTTTACATCCGTTTGCATCATAATTTATTCCCCTTTTGGTTCTTTTGCATCTAATCTTTCCACTAATGCAGTATATGCATCGATGGCGCCTTGAGATGCTGTAACAAAACTAGATGCTTGGTTACGTTCATTCTCAAGACGCTTAATCTCAGACAAAAGAAACTCTTTTGTTATTTCCATTTATTAAGCTGGTGCTGATGTAGAAACTAATAACCAGTATGGTGTACCGTTAACTACAATCTTAAGACCACCACCAACTGTTGCTGAGCCTGTTGTTAATAAACCTGCACCTGCTAAGTTGAATAAGTTAGGAATCTTATTAGTACCTGCGCCACTATCAGTAAATCTGATAAATGAAGCTGTAGCTGGTAATGTTGTACCTGATGCAAAATCAGTATCAGCTTGGATAACTGCTAAAGTACCACCTGGAGATGCTACTGAACTACCTAAAGTAGCGCGTAATGCATTACCTGCACCTGAAATAGAACCGCCTGTAGATACAGACATTGAAATGTGAGCACCGTTAATTGTACCACCCACTGCTGCTGCACCTGATACTACTGAGAAAGCTCTTAATGTTTCACCAGAACCAGCTGCTGTGAATGTTAATCTATCATATACTAAACGTGTATCACCTGTTGTTGCAGAGGTAGTTGCATATGATGAGTTGATGTTTTGTGCTGTTGTTACTGTGATTGGACTTGTAGCTGTACCGCCAATAAATCCATTTTGAGACGACACCGGGCCGCTAAACGTTGTTATTGCCATAATATTTTTCCTTCATACAAAGTTAAGCTTATCCGTCTTGTATGCGTCTGCCGGGACAGTCTGATAAGCCGGGTAACCCGGATTCCCAAATAATACCTGAATTGGCACTATTTACAAGCATTATAACATAAAAAAGGGGCCAAAGCCCCTAATTTATTAAACTAATAACAGTCTGTTACTATAACCATTACTTGTTCATTACGTACATAGTTACTTCAAAGCCAAATCTCATTTCTGTTGCTGCTGGTTTTGTCCATGCTTTCATAACGTTCTCCTTAAAATTTTCGTACACATCATGTGTACAGTTGTCAATATATTACTTTTTTGCATTTAATTCTTACGGAAAACCATGAAAAAAGCCCCTGCGTTTTAAGCAAGGGCCTTAGTAGTACGTAGCAAGGTGCTAATTAAGCAGCGCCTTGTGAACCCCACATACCGAGAGGATCTGACCAACCAAAGCTGTAACGCTCACGAGCCTTGTAACGAACGTTGCCTGTATCAAAATCGCCATCCATTGATGTTGATAATGGTGTACGGACAAAGTGTTTCATGCCGTTAGGTACATCTGTTGTTAAGAAGTACGCATCGCTGTCTGTTAAGAAGTGGTTAATTGTGTAACCTTCTGGAATTGAACCATTATTCTTAATAGCGTTGATGTCGTTGTCAGCTGTAGCTACACGTAATTCAGTTTCGAGCAAACGAGTTGCAACGAATTGGTTACCTGGAGCAACAATTAACTTACGTGGTTGAGCAGCAATTAATAGACCGCGCTCATCTGTCCATGCAGCGATTTGAATAACAGCATTTTCAAGTGCAGTTTCATTCAAGTCTGTTGCAGTAGATTGAGTGTTGCTATTTGTGCCACCGTTAACGAGAGGATGAGCTGTGTTAAATAATGAAACACCGTCACCACCATCGTATGAACCGCCGTTGTTAAAGCCGTTGTTTAATACAGCAGCTGCTTTAACTTGTTTTGTGTAAGCCATAGCGCGAGCTAAAGCTTTTGTGTAACGTGCTGATAATGTGTCATACAAGTTATCTTCTACAGCTTCTTCAGTTAAGCTGAAGCCAAGAGCGATAGTTTGATGATTGTATCGAGCTGTCCAAGCTTCTTGAGCATTGTCATAAGCGATTGCTGAGCCTTCGTTTTTGACTGGTGCTGCTGAGAAACCTGAAAGTTTTGTTTCTTCTTCAAAACTACGTTCTGAAGTTTCTGTTTCATAAATTTCTTTATGTTCTTCGCCATAACGTTTGTATTCGAGACCGAATAGTGCGTTAAGACCTGGTAATAGCTCTTTAAGGAGCTGTGCGCGTGAAATTGCCATGTTCTATTCTCCTTAAGATGTGGCTGTGCCAGTTGTTGAAAGTTGTTGATGATAGGTGCCATTGATCTTAACTAATACTTCTGAGTAGTAGCCAGTAGTAGGATCAACTGTTTCTGCAACTAAACCAACAATACGGAAAGGGTATGTAGCACCTGCAGCTGCTGTAGTACCGTCGATAGATGAATTAATATCACCTGTCACAGTATCGCCTGTGCCTGTTACACCTTGAACGTTTGTATTTAAAACTGTACCTGCTACTGGAGTAATAGTTTGATTATTACCTGTAACAGCTACTTTAAATACTGCAGCTGGGTCATTTACAACATAAGCATAAACGTTAGAAACGCCAGATGCTGGTGCATATTGAGCTTGCACTGTTTGACCTGATGAGTTTGTATATTGAACACCTACGCAAACACCTACCATATTAACGGTACCGTGAATGTCTGCTACAGGTGATATAGTGCCACCATTGACAAATTGAACCACTTGACCATTATAAACAGCTTGACCGCTTGTTACAGGATACAACTGAGTTGCGCCTGCGTATGCGATGCCGTCAAAACGATTAACTGGTTTAAAGCCATATGGAGCACTTACGGTTGGATAAGCCATAATAATCTCCTTAAATATTTATATTAATTACCTTTACCGAATGATGTCGTAGTTTTCTTTTCTGAGAAAAGAGGCATACGTGGATCATTCTGTTTCATAAAGCTGTTATCAACTGCTTCAGCTTGTTGCTTAGCTAAATTCTCATAATGAGCTTTACGTTGACTAACAAACTCTTCTGGGATCTTGCATAATAATAGTCCACCAATTTCAATGCCGTCTTTGAAACGGGAATTTTGGTCAACCATTATTTTCATTTCAGGGTGGTCCGCTAATTTAACGGGTTCCCATCCTTCACGCATTTTTGAAGATACATTTAGATTATCAGCATCGTTTAATAGGCTTGTACGAATCCATCTATATGCCCAGCCTGGTACCTTTTTAAATTCAGGTAGGAGTGAGGCGGGTTTCCAACTATCTCCACGAACAAATTCATCTCTTACTTCTAATTCACGATCTTTTCTATTATCCATTTGCATTCTCCAATTTTAAAGTTTCTCTTGCATATTGTTCCGGTGTTAGACCAAATTTCTTGGCTAACGCTACTTGTGTCTTCGTCAATCGTACTTTTTTAGGCGCGGTACTACGCGTTGCCGGAGCAACTACAGTCGAAGGTTTAGTGCGCGGGGCGGGTGTTTCCTCGTCCAGCGTTGCATCCCCAAAGTATTCTGGGAATCGTTTCTGCATCGTACTATCAATACGACGATAATATTCGTCAGATGTGGGATCTATGCCACTTCTAACTAATTTCTCATGTACCCCTAAAGCAAGACTTGTCATTTCTTCGTCTTTACCAAACCAATCATTCTTATCTTGCCAGGCAAGTGCTCTAGAATCAGGTTTTGGAGCTTGGGGTTTATTTTCCTGTATATATACCTCTTTTTCAGGCTCTTGTAAAGTGTTTTTATACTGAGGCTTGTATTGTTGTATCTGAGATAAGCGCATTTGAGCATCGTTCATCTTAGATTGAGCTTCAATAATTTTTTCTGTATCACCTGAATCATAAGCTTCACGATAGTCTCGTTTAGCTAAAGTTAGTTGATTTTCAAGAGACATACTTACAGCTTTAATGTATTCTTCTTCACCTGAACTTAAAGTTGTTTTTAACTTTTTATTCTCTTCAGCAATTTGTTTTGCATATTTAATTGCTTCTTCACGTTCACGGTCTGCAGCTTCTTTAGCACGTCTTTCGTCATGCCAAACTTTTTTAAGCTGAGCCATACGTTGTTTAACACGCTCAGAATAATCTTCTAAAGTGTCATTTTCTAATTCTTCTACTTTTTCTTTAGGTAAGGGTTCTTTACCTCTATCAGCAGCGGGAATGTCATCGTCTGTAATTTCAAGATCAATATCGTCTGCTTTTGTTTCTACTTTAACTTCGTTTTTCTCAGCTTTAACTGAAACTTCTTTTTCTTCAGCAGGTTGAGCTGCTGGTATTTCATCATCGTCTGGATATTCAAATACAATATCGCCATCTTTTACGTCAGCCATTTATATCTCCTTATGCGCGAGTGTAGCCGCGTGGATCTTGCACCACACCTTCTACAGTATCGTCGTTTATAATGCGGAATTCTCTTCCGTGGATTTTAAATCTAGTACCTGCGTATGCACGTGTCAAAATAAAATCGCCCTCTTTACACCATGGACCAGTCGGAAATCTTGACTCGTCTTTGTAACACATATCACCCATCTTAACTACAAATAACACAACGGTTGAATGTTCTTCTATATGTTTAGTTTGTCCTGCTTTAACTAAACCACTTTCATATGTTTCCGATGCTTCAGGAATTGCACATAAAATTCTATAGCCTCTAGGATCTGGTAATTGCAATCCTCTTTCTTCAATCGGAATTTCTTCCGGTTGTACTTCATCTACTGTAGGAATATTAATAGGTCGACCTGATGCATCGACAATATCTTTATTCATTGTGAGTATTTGTTCACTCATCTTCAAATGTCTCCATTCTTTGTGCAAGGTCTTTTATGATACTTTCTGCGACGGATAGACCTCGTATATATCCTGTCATATTTTGGTACGAAGCAAAATCTTTTGCTGCTCCGTCTCCTAAATTTATTAATACTGTTTTGCGCTGATCATCTATTCGAGACAATAATAGCTCTAGCGTTTGGTCCATAATTTATTACTCCTGTAGTTTTTGATTGCTTCCTTTTTCTTTTAGCTGAAGTTCTCTTTTCTTAAACTCAGCGTCCATACCTAATTTAATACCTTGTACAACTTTATTTGATTCTGAATCTTGTTTATCTTTAGTAGCTTGTGCACCTAACTTAGCTCCTTCAAGTCTTTCATGTGAAGCAAGTTTTTCTTTTTCTAAAGCTAATCTTTCTTGTTCAAGCGCAATATCAGCTTGAGTTTTTTGAGCCTTGATTTGTAAATCTTGTGCTTTTAGTTGTAACTCTTGTTGTTGCATTTGAACAATCGGATCTTGTTGCTGTTGTTGAGCTTGTTGTTGCTGAACTTCTGCTTGATCTTTAGCTAATAGTTTTTGTGCTGCAGCTGCAGTCAATCTAGATAATTCTACTTCAACATCTTCAGGTAAGTTTTCATCTGGTGTTGGTAGTGGTACACCTAATTGTTCTTCTAATTGTTTTCTATATTCAAACGCAATATGTTCATTAATATGAGCTAATGCTGCAGCTTGAATATTTTGAGCTTGAGGATTTTGACTCATCATCTGCATAAGTTTTGGATCTTGCATAGCAGCCATATGAACAGCTAAGTGAGCTTGATGGTCTTGATAAATAAACGCTTTAACAGGTTTCATATTTATGATATCCATATTTTCTGAAACAGGATCTTTTGGTTTTTTATCTTCTGCATTTGGTACAAGTTTACCTATGTTCTTAACACCTAATACTTCTAACATCTGTCTATTTAATTCAACAAGATCATAGATTTGTGGATTAGCTTGAGCCATTTGCATAACTGCTTGATATTGCACAACCTTTTGAGACATGGTTGCTGCATTTGGATCAGATACTGGAATAACTTCACAGCAATCATAATCAGATTGTTTAGCACGTCTAGTACCAATTTCTGGTTCGTATGAATATTCTGTAGGTGTGTAATCACGAATAATACCTGCTAATAGTTTAAACTCTTGTTTCATCGCATAGTGAATACGCGCTTGAACTGCTGACATTACTTTTAATGTACGTTCTAGAATGGCTAATGTTGTACCAACTGGTGAGTTAGCACTCATATCAGATACTTTCATATCTGCAGCTGAAGCAAATCTTCTACCTTCTTCAATAATTTGATTCATTAATTGATTAAGAACTTGTGATGGCTCTTTATAAGGTAATGGTAAGATGTTATCGCGTATCGCACCTGATGGTACATCTACGTCTCTCCATTCACCTGGAGCAATGGGGGTGTCATCTCCTTTGATACGAAGACCACGAGACTTCATCCCCCCTGGTAGGTTGCTCAATGTTCCTGCATCAACGAGTTGTCGTAAAATCATTGTGCCTGACTTAGCAAACGCTCCAATCAAGTGGATTAAACCGAAGCAGTAGAATCCAAAACCTGGAATGTATCCGTAATGTACAAAGTGATTACGTTTTAATTGTTTTTTATCATCTGGGTTCCAGTTACGTCTAATAGCTAGAATAGTACCTGTACCTTTTTCAATTGTAATGATGTATGGTAGTGCTAGACCATCTTCTGAATCTCCATTTTCAAGATCCATATTAACGTGCATTTCTAAAATCTTATAGCGATCATCTTCCGTTGGGTTGAAGCCCATCTTTTCAGCAATTTTCTTTTCAGCTTCATCAACATCTAAGAACGGTTCACCTAATTCAACATCTCTGTAGAAGCCAGCTACTTGTAATTTACGTAACTCATTCTTAGTCTTACGCATGACGTGTGTTACACGCTCAGCTGTTTCTAAGTTTGACGCACCATAGGGAACTACAATATCTTCTGCTGGAACATACATCGATACTTGACGTTCAAGACTAGGATCGTAATAAACTTTTTTAAACGCATTACCAGCTAAGCCTAGACCCCATAACATTCTTTCATGTTCAGGTCTGTATTCTGGCATGCAGTCAGTTAACTGATAGTTCATATCATCTTTAACTCGTTCTGCTGCGTCTTCTTTTTCTTTTGTTTGTTTACCAATAATTTGTGTTTTGACTGGACCTGCAGCTGGGAAAGTTTCCATCATCGTTTCTGCTTGGAACTTAACTAACGCTTCAGTCATGAGTGGATGGTACACATTACATGCACCTGGCCATGGTTCTGTTCTGTCTTCTACTTTTAGACCTAATAATTCTAGACCATCAACATAAGTGGTCAACCAATCTTTTCTTGAATTAACATCTGCATCAAACTCACCAACAAGATCACCAGACAATTCAGTCAACTGTCCTTCATCCATATCTTCTGCTAAGTTGGCGTTGAACTCATCATTTGTTTCTTTACCTGGAGTGATTGTAATCTCCATGCTGCCATCATCTAATGTAACAGACTCTGGATTCTCAATCTCAATGGCAAGCGCAGATTGATCTGCTGCTAACTCTTCTAATCCTTGAGGTGCTTGTGCTATTCCTTTTTCTATTGCCATAATTTATCCTTAAACTAAATACAACCTATTTCTAGAACTCTTGAACCCATATATTTCATCAGGTTCATCATTAGGTAATCTAATAAACCCACCTTGTCTAAATCTCATTAACGCCATAGTGGTACTATCCACTTGGTCATCGTTTGCACCTGATGGGAAGTCATTACATTCCTCAATCAGTTCGTGAGCCCACCTTCTGTCTGGAGCCCATACTATACCAGATCTGAAGAGATCTGCCACGGAGTTAACGCGGCTAATCTTATCTTGACCTTTTCCAGGTGTAAATTCTCCTATCGGAATACCCATCCTTCTCATTTCCTGATAGAGAGCGGCTCCGTTAGATTTCTTTTCTACTATGAAAGCGTCGGGTTCCCATTCCTTATACTCATTTAAAACTAACTCTTTGAGTTCTGGAAATTCCATCCGTTGCTTGATAGCATTAAGTAGTATTATATTATAATTATTGGTCTCTTCGTTAAAAAAGACACCCCACGTAGTTAACGAATTATAATCCGCTCTATTATTAGCTTCTTGTGCAGCATCAAGAGACATGATCGTAAACTCACAACTTGGTGGCACTTCGTCCTCCCATATCTTCCACCATTCACGTTTGATGAGCGCACCTTCTTCTGAGACTGGGTTCTGTAAGTATTGAGCATTCCAGTATCGTACATCTAGTGCTGCTTTTTTTGCCCGTAATTCTTCAAGTGGCCAAAATTCAGGCCAAAGTGAAGCTTCGTTGCCGTCCTTGTCTTCAATAATCGCTGGAAATTCAACGACTTCCCAATCATCTACTCCGTCTTGCTTTATCATTTGGTTAACTATTTGGCCTGTTAAATCTAACTTAGACCATCTAGTCATTACCACAATAATCGCACCGCCCGGCATAAGACGTTGAATTGGACCAGACTGAAACCACTCCCAAGCAGGCAGAAAAACATCCGGTCGTCCCAGCTTGGCGTCTTGCTCGGAGTGTGGATCATCAATGATAAACAAATCAGCCCCGCGACCAGCGAGGGCACCACCAACACCAATAGCAAAATATTCTCCATTATGATTAGTTCCCCATCTACTTGCAGACTTTGAGTCAGCTTGTAATTCTACATCAGGAAAGATATCACTATAAGCATCAGAACCGACAAGGTTACGAACACGTCGTCCAAAGTTAACCGCAAGGTCAGCTGTATGAGATGCCATAATAATCTTCTTGTGTGGGTACTTACCCAAAAACCAAGCCGGTGCCAAATAAGAGATGAGTTCTGATTTCCCGTGTCGCGGAGCAATGTTAACAATAACTCGTTTCTTTTTGCCGTTAGCGATGTCTTCAAAGATTTGAGCCAATCGCTTGTGATGTGCGCCAACTTTGTAACCAGGATAAACATGTTTTACAAACTCCAAAAAAGTATTTTGTCTTGCTTCTACAGCTTGAGTTTTTTCTAACTCTTCTAGTGCTAATAATAACTGTTGCTGTTCATTTGGAGGCAATACACTTATATTAGCTAGCGCTGTATCTAAATCAGCATCAGTTATGCCAGGAATCTCTATAGGCATATTATTGTTTTGGTTCTGTTATATCAATAGCATCAATAATTTCAAATGATGTATCGATAGCTGCTGTCTTACCAAGAATTTTAAATAGTTTGTTTTTAATTTGTGCTTGTAAATCTTCTTGGCTTAAATTTTTAACTGTGATTTCTGTTTTCTCTGAGAATAAACCTACATCACTAATCTTACCTAATAGTTCTAATGCTTTTAATCTGTGTCTTGGATCTGATAAACCTGCATCTTCTATAAGTTTATTTGTAACAAACCGTCTCAACTGGACGGCTTCTTGTACAACTTGATGATCATAGTCAGATAACATCATAAATAGATGTTGAACTGTAGCAGGAGTTTGTAATGCTTTATTAACTGAAGCATTTAATGTGTTTTTAGCTTCAGGATCTGTAAATTGTTTAAATAATTCAGCAGCTTCCTGCTTTTCTTGTGATGAAACGGGGATTTCTGCACCAGCATCGACTAAAACCTTAGCAGTTGCGGCTACAACCTTAACTTTTCCATCAAATGTGGTAGGTTCTTCTGCTTCAAAGTCATCAGGCAGGGGTTTATTTGTGTCTGGTATGATTTTTAATGCCATAAAATGTCGCTGTTTACATCCTAGAAATTTATTTGCAGCTATTGCGGCCAATATATACTAAATTATTATATAAATCAAGCACATTTTTGATACAATAGGTTATGGAAATCATACCTACAATTGATCCGGGTGTAATGTTAATATATTTAGCGGTGTTCTTTTGAAACCTTCTAGATTAACGGCCCCTTCATCTTATAAACCTAAGTCACTTACTACGTTGACTAAGAAAAATCTTGCTATTCTTTACAGTATGGCCTGTAAACTTCCACCTTTTGATAAAGTTAAGATGCCTTCCGCACGTTCAGTTGAGTTTAAAATAATAAATGATAAAGAATATTATGGGTTTTTTGATCCTGAGCACATGCGTATTGAGATTTCTGCAGCTAATGCATCACATTTTACTACTATCTTTGCAACACTTCTCCATGAAATGACTCACATGGCACTTTACGTTCAACACTATAAATTCTATGATCGCCATGACAAACGCTTTGCTAAATTTCGTGACACCTATGCCACTCTTTATAACCTAGACCCCAAAGCAGTATAACCCGTTTTTATAAATTTTTTATAAAAATTTTTTTGAAATGCCCTTTTCTTTTGATAGGGGGTGGGTCCGCAGATTTGATAGTTACTCCTTGTCTGGCAGAAAGTCGAAAAAAGCCAAACTTACTACATCCTCTGAAGTCGACTTAACCGAATCCACCCGTTTTTAAATTATATCCTATCGTTTATGCAAATCTCAATGTACGTGCGCCTGCGTGAACCTTAAATATAAAATGGGGGATAGGGTATGGGTGGCGTCATAAAGTTGACAATGTCAGGATTTCATGTATAATGAGAGGTATCAATTAAATAAATTGATAGCGACAAAGTTATAAAGTTATACCAATGTCGCTTTTTTAAACTAACTAAAAGAGAGAGAGTAAAAAATGACACAAGACAAAAACAAAAAATCTACTAAAGCAATTATTGTAGATGAATTATCAAAGGCACAAAGCGAGTATTTAGATAACTTTGTGAGTTATCAATTACAAGTTATTGAGATGGATAACATCTACAATAAAGACAGAGCAACCCTTGTAAAACTAGCTGTTGAAAATGTTGCTTTAGCATTAGGAATTAAACCTAGTTATGCTTTGTGGAATAGCGTCCATAACTATACAAGGCAAGGTGTATGTGATGCAACAGGCATGGAATATGAAAGCTTTGATAAGAATATCTGGACTAATATCACTAAAAGACTTGAAAGCGACTATGAATTGACAAAACCTTCAAGCCCTAACAAAAAGAGTGAGCAAAAATCAGAGCAACGAGCAAAAATTGACGCTATGTCAGACGAGGAGTTGCGACTTGCTGGTAAAATTGTAGAGTTAGCAAAACGAGAAGAAAAGCGTATTAAAAACGCTGAAAAGTTAGAAAAGCAAGACGCTAAAGACTTTGTTAAAAACTTTAAAGCGTCAATGGATAACATAGCTAAAAATGAGTTAAGTTTTGCTATGTGGATAGATAGCAATATTAATTCAATCCGAGAGCAATTCAAAGCATCACAAAGTTAACAAAGTTAAATTCATATAAATCTTTTAAGCCCTAACATTGTTAGGGCTTTTTTTTGCCCGTTAATTTCGTGGCGACAAATTCGGTAGAACCGAATTATGACCGTTATACAATGGAGGGTGAGGGAGGAAAGGTTAACGCAATTAACTTCGTGGCTACATCTTTATGCGTGTTATAAAATTACGTGAGTCTTTTATAAAATTACGTGACTACGTAATAAAATATAATAATCAATGACTTAACTCACTTGACAAAGTCTACCTAACGTAATTTTATTTAATAATCAAGCACTTACAAAAAGAGCATCAAAATAAAAAACCCTTTCAATTCAATTAGTTAGTATAAAATTACAAAATTACGTTAAAAAGTAATATCAGCCGTCAGAAAAATGTTTTTAGCTTTTTTAACTTCGTGGCATAACCGATTTTAAATTTTTTCCTGCCCTCTCTTCCAGCCCACGCTATGCCGTTTGTAACGTAATTTTGTATTATTACTGAATAATCAAAGACTTATCGTGTAATTTAATACCTTACAAAGTCAACACCCATGTAATTTTATTTATAAATCAAAGACTTATCGTGTAATTTTATACCCACAAAGTTAACAAAG